AAGNAGCAGTAAAAGAAGCAATTCAAGATGAATTGAAGGATATTTTATTAGAAGCTGTTAAAGCTCCTAAAACACAAGTTGTAAGAGAATCTATACAACCTGTTACAACTCCTTCCCCATCCCCAAAACCAACCTATACAGAACCTACAATGGGTATTAAACAAAAATATGCTGATATAATGGGTGAAACTGCTATAAGTATGACTAGTAAGGATGTTTCTTCTTTTAATCCACAAGGAGTAGACCCTGTAAATGGAAACTTAGGTAATGGTGAAGTTGGAATGAGTACAATAATGGGACTTTTAAATACTAAATAATGGCATTTGGTGCACAACAAATATATCCTCAAGACTTAAATATAAGTCAAGCTATTGGGATTGAACTTCCTTTAAATGGTCCTGCTGTATTTAAATCAAATTATCAAACAAAAGATGCTATTAAAAACAATTTAATAAATTTTTTTCTTACAAACCCTGGAGAAAGATATTTAAATCCTGAATTTGGTGGTGGATTAAGAGCTTTTATATTTGAACAAATTTCAAATAATTCTATTCAAACTTTAAATGAGGATATAACAGTTAAATTACAAGAAAATTTTCCAAATGTAAATGTAGATAAGTTAGAAATTTTAAGGGAAGATGATAATAACACTATAATAGTTTCATTAACTTATTCTGTTCCTAATACAAACATAAAAGATAATATTAAAATACAATTCTAATAATGGCTGAAATTAAAAGAAATATTAATTATATAAATCGTGATTTTAATGAGTTTAGAGAAAGTTTAATTAATTATACTCAAACTTATTTTCCACAAACATATAATGATTTTTCTAATACATCTCCTGGGATGTTATTTATTGAACAAGCTTCTTATGTAGGAGATATTCTAAGTTTTTATTTGGATAATCAACTACAAGAAAATTTTGTTCAATATGCTAGACAAACAAATAACATATTTGAGTTAGCATATATGTTTGGTTATAAACCAAAAACTACAGGAGCAGCTCAAGTTGAATTAGAAATATTTCAACAATTACCTGCTAAAACTGTTAGCGGTAAAATAGTTCCTGATTATGATTATGCTTTAATTTTAAATAAAAACTCTACAGCTAATAGTAACAATCAATCTTTTATTATTCAAGATGAAGTAGATTTTTCTGTATCAAGTTCCCAAGACCCAACTGAAGTAACTATATACCAAATATCAGGTGATCAACCTGAATACTTTTTATTAAAAAAATCACGAACTGCCATTTCTTCAAAAATTAATTCAGTTGATATTACAGTAACTAACCCTATTCCTTTTCAAACATATAATATTGAAGATTCTAAAATTATAAAAATATTAGATATTACTGATTCACAAGGTAATATTTGGTATGAAGTTGATCATTTAGGCCAAGAAATGGTATTTGATTCTGTTAAAAACACAAATATCAATGACCCTAATAGTGGTACTGATGCTCCTTATTTATTAAAATTAAAAAAATCTCAATATAGATTTTCAACTAGATTTACATCTTTAAATAATCTTCAAATCCAATTTGGAGCTGGTTCTCCTAATGATACAACAGAAGAAATTATTCCTAACCCCAATAATGTAGGTTTAGGTTTACCTTTTAAACAAGATAAATTAACTACTGCTTATTCTCCTACTAATTTTCTTTATACTAAAACCTATGGTATAGCGCCTTCAAATACAACTTTAACAATAAGATATTTAACTGGAGGTGGAGTTGAATCTAATGTAGAAGCTAATACTATTACTTCAACTTCTGGTTTAACAAAAACTTTCACAACAACAAACTTAAATTCTACTACTGCTGATTATGTATTTGGTTCTTTAAGTATAAATAATACTAATGCCGCTACAGGTGGAAAAGGAGGAGATACACTTGAAGAAATTAGACAAAATACTTTATCTAATATAGCAGCACAAAGACGCTCAGTTACACCAAATGATTATTTGATTAGAGCTTTAAGTATGCCTTCAGATTATGGTTCTATTTCTAAAGCTTATATTGAAAAACCCAAATTAACTGATGAACAAATTTCAACTATTGAAACTTTAAGTTTATATGTTCTTTCTCAAAATTCTTCTGGACAATTAGATTATGCTGGAAAAACTTTAAAACAAAATTTAAGAACATATTTATCTCAATATAGAATGATTGGAGATAGTGTTGAAATTAGAGACGCTTATATTATTAATATAGGTATTGAATTTGAAATAATTGTATTACCTAATTTTAATAATAATAGAGTTTTATCATTATGTATAGATTCATTAAAAAATTATTTTTCTACCGATAAATGGCAATTAAACCAACCTATATTTTTAAGAGATTTATATGTTAGATTAGATAGAATTGAAGGAGTTCAAACTGTTAAAAATGTAAAACTATTAAATAAAAGTAATACCTTACTTGGATATTCTCAATATTCATATGATATAGATGGTGCTACACAAAACCAAGTTATATACCCATCCTTAGATCCAAGTATATTTGAGGTAAGATACCCTAATGAAGATATTAAAGGTAAAGTAGTTCCTTTATAGTGGTATATTTATAATAAAATATTATAAATGGCCGTTTATAAAATCTTTCCTACTAAAGATGCTACTCTTTATTCCCTATACCCTTCTATGAACACAGGGTTAGATGCTATACTTGAAGTTTCTAATATTCAAAATTTAGAACTTAAACCCGATGTTTCAAGATACTTAATTGAATTTGATACAGCTGAAATAATAGATATTATTGATAACAAAATTTCAGGAAAAGATTTTAATGTATTTTTAAGAAATTATATAGCTACTGCTCAAGGTATAAATGCTAATGTTGAATTAGAAATATTTGCAACAGCACAATCTTGGAATAATGGTACAGGTCATTATTTAGATATCCCAGAAGTCAATGATGGGGTTTCATGGAAATTTAGAGACTTTATTTCAGGATCTACATGGGACATGAGTGGGAATGTAGGTAATTATGGATTTACAGGATCTTTTAACCCATTATATTCTCCACAAGGAGGAGGTAGTTTTTTTACCTCATCAACTTTAATTCCCCAAGTTACTGAATCATTTGGGTTAAGATCTAATAAAGATTTAGAATTAAATGTTAAAGAATTTACAAAATTATGGTATAGTGGTTCAATTCCTAATTATGGATTTTTAACAAAATTAAGTTCTAGTGTTGAATTTCATCCTAGTAGTAGTATACAACCTATTCTTAAATATTATAGTGTAGATACTAATACAATCTATCCACCACAACTTGAATTTAGATGGAGAGATTACTCTTTATATTCTCCTTCAACTTCCTCTATTGTAAACACAAAACAAATTAAATTATCATTAGATGATAATCAAGGAGAATTTCAACCTAGTAGTATAAATAGATTTCATGTAAACGTAAGCCCACTATACCCAACTCGAAGTTATCAAATAACAAGTTCACTATTTACAGGTATAAATTATTTACCAACTTCTTCATATTATGCAATAAAAGACTTGGCTACTAATGAATTTGTTATTAATTTCGATACTCAATATACTCAAATAAGTTCTGATAGTAGAGGAAACTATTTTGATGTTTATATGAGTGGATTAGAACCTGAAAGATATTATAAAATTTTAATTAAAACTGAAATAGATGGTTCTACTTTAATACTTGATGATGATTATTATTTTAAAGTTGTTAATGGATGAGTGAAAATATAGAATTTAGTAAACAAGTATTTAATAAAAACCAATATAATAAGATTATTGATACTTCTTTCAAGCAATTAGGGGTTAAAACTCCTCAAGAACAACTTGAAGAAACTCCTACTATTAATGATTTTTTTCAAATGTATAATGAATTATTTTATGATATTCCTGAAACAGGGCCTACTAATTCACATGAGTTTTTAATTCAACAAAGTAGTGAGTATATTAATTTTGAACCAAATAATGAAGAAATAGAAGCATTACAAAATGAAATAGCACAATTAAGAACAGAATTACTAGATACACAAAGAAATTTAATTGAATCTCAAACAGGAATTAGTGTAGATGAATTACCTAATAATACTTTATTAAGTTCAACTCCTTTAACAACAACTTCAACTAGTGGTGGATCTGTAACAGGTGGATCTTCAGGTGGTAGTGGTGGGGGTTATTAATATCTTTAATTAAAAATGGCAGCAGAAGTTAGTTTAATAAGTACGGATAGTTTTGACCCACAAGGGTATAAAGATCAAGATGATAATTTAGTATCTTCTCAAGAAATAAATACATCTTTTTCTACTGAAAGTTATATAGAACTTAATATATATAATACTAATAATGAGTTATTAGTAAATGACCTATCATTCTCCCAATATAATATACTTAATGATGGTCAATCTGCACTTACTAATGAACTTACTCAAATTTCAATTGATCCTGAAAATGTTTTAATTAATTATGGATTTGATCAAGGTGAGTATATAACATATTTTAATTTTTTCAATAAACAAATAGGATCAGAATTTCAAAACCTATACATATCTGAAATATCTTCTGATAGAACAGAAATTAGATTAGATAGTAATATTCTTACTAACTCAGATATAGTTGAACAAACTCTCCAATTTATTCAAAAAAGGGAAAATAGCGAATATTTTTTAGATTTTTATATAAATTTTGGAAATAATCAACTTTATATAGCTAATAATATTCAATTAGATAATGATGATCCTTCGAACCCAACAATATTAATTAAATTATATAATCCTCTTCCTTTAAATTTTGTATTAAAAGATACTTTATGGATTATAACTTTATTAGAAGAATCTAGAGCATATCAAGTAGTTTTTGAAAATGAAATTATAGAAATAGATGATAATACTATAAAAATTAATGGTCCTAATTTTAATATAGATATAAAAGACCAAATAAATAATTCAACAGATTTATTATCTTATAATAATTTAGTTTCTACTGATATAACAAGTTCTTTTAATCAAATAGATAATTTATTAAATAAAAAAGGAATTAATATAAATGTAGATTATACAAAATTTTCTGAATTTACACATTTTAGCTCAGCTCAAACTCGATTAGAAAATTTTTATTATAAAGTAGGTTTATTAGAAAGTTATTCTGCTTCTATTTCAACTTTAAATAATACATCTACCTCAACAAACCCATCATCTGATATTAAGATTTATGAAAATAAAATAAATGATATAGTTAAAAATTTTGATGGGTATGACTATTTTTTATATTATGAAAATGATTCTACATCTTGGCCAAAAACTACTACAACTGTTCCTTATCAATTAGCTAAAAGAAATAGTACTGAAGTTTCTAATTGGTTTGGAAGTTTAAATGAAAATAGTCCAATATATGGTGGTTTAATACTTTCAGCATCTTTACATGATAGAGAAAATAAAGATAATTTAAAATTTTCTATACCTGAATATTTAAGAGATGATCCTGATAATGCACAATATGAATTATTTGTTGATATGGTGGCTCAACATTATGATGAAATTTGGATTTATCATAGAGAATTAACTCAAAAATATGATGCAGATAATCGTTTAAAATTTGGTATATCAAAAGATATAGTTTCTGATGCTATTCAAGATTTTGGAATTAAATTATACCAAAATAATTTTTCAAATGAAGATTTATACACAGCATTTTTAGGATTAACACCTAATGGAGGATTATTCCCATTTCCAAATATAACAGAATCTTTACCTACACCTACAGGATTTGAGTATGTTGATACATTAATATCTGCTTCTAGTGATGTTATACCGCTAGATGATGTAAATAAGTCGTTATATAAACGAATTTATCATAACATACCATACTTACTAAAAGCAAAAGGTACTACACCAGGTTTGCGTGCTCTTATAACCTCTTACGGTATTCCTGATACAATATTAAGAATAAATGAGTATGGAGGTAAAGATAAAATTAATGTAAATGATTGGGATCATTGGCAAAGAGAATTTAATTATGCTTTTAAAACAGATGGAAATAATTTTATTACTTCTTCTTGGGATGCTTCTTCACCTTGGAGTAGTGCATCTGATGTTCCTGATACTGTAATATTTAGATTTAAAACTAATGGTTTACCTACATTAAACATTCCTTATTCTCAAAGCTTATGGAATAAAAATAATAACTCCCACATAGTTTTAAGATATACAGGATCTGCTTATACAAGTGCTTCTTATTCTGGATCATCTATAGATCCTTATTATCAATATGCTCATTTAGATTTTTATCCCTCATATACAAATAATCCTACAATTTCCTGTAGTGTATATTTACCATTTTTTGATGGAGATTGGTGGTCTGTAATGGTTAATAGAACCATAGGAAGTACTGATGAATTTAAATTAGTTGCTGCAAATAAAATATATAAAGAAGGAGATAATGGAACCCAAATTGGTTTTATTTCATCATCTATAATTCAAGTTGATGGCTCAGATTGGGACATTAACACAGTTCCTTCTATTTTTGCTTCTAGTAGTATTATAAATACTAAAACATACACTCAATTTTCAGGGTCTTTACAAGAAATAAGGTATTATACTGTCCCTATAAGTGAAAATGTATTTAAAGACTATACTATGAATCCTCATTCAATTGAGGGTAATACTATAAATAACTCACCAAATGAATTACTATTTAGAGCCTCTTTAGGAGGAGAACTCCACACAGGATCAACTTCAATTCACCCTAAAGTTACAGGTTCATGGTCACCTACTTCTTCATTTGGTAGTGGAAATAGTAGTTTTTATTATAATTCTACTCCAACATTTGTACCTAATATAGAAACATTTTTTGCTGATCAACCAATAGCTGGTTTACGTAATATAATTAAAGATAAAATTAGGATTGAAAATAATGTTATACCTGAAGGTAATACTTTATCTCCATTTTCTTCATTATCACAAATGTCTAATATATCTCAAAGTTATACTNCTNGTATAAATTATTTAGAGGTAGCATTTTCTCCTGCAAATGAGATAAATGAAGATATAATGGACCAAATTGGTTACTTTAATATAGGAGAATATATTGGTGACCCAAGATTAAGATCATCTTCAGCTACTTCATACCCAGATTTAGATAACTTAAGAGATGA